AACTTTTTCTTCTTTAACTAAGAAAGGTCTATATTTTATTTTTTTACCTGACGAAGGTAATTTCAACTCATATGTTGGAGTTGTAATTGTTGGCAATGGCATAATAATCTATTCAGTGTTTTATTTATGAAGGTTTAAAAAGGTTTTTATTAGTTTTGAGACATGTGTTCTAGACCAGTTAGTGAGCTAAATCCAGTATCTGTTATTCCTTTAGTACCAATATAGGTTTTATTGTTCTCAACGTTGTTGCTAAAGATACCATCGTTTATTATATCTTTACTTAGATTAATCATACCACCATCGGCAACTGGTGTCTGTACTTGATTAGTTTTATCAAAAGAAGTAAAGAATCTATCATATGCTAATTGAACAGAACATCTTAAAATAGATGATTGACCATAAGATATTCTCATTGATTCTAAGTTTGTTGGCCAAACATTTATAAATTCATAACTTGATACGGTAGTGGTTGCTCTAGGACTACCACTAAAAGTTTTTCCTTCTAGGAATGTATCTCTTTCAAATTTAGAAAGATGAATAATTTCTTTGTAATTGCCTGGATAATTTAATCTACCATAAGCATTTAATCTTTTCTTATTTGATAACGGATTGATATAGGTCATCCAATTTTCTAAAACTTGTAAAACTAAATGATCAGCATCAATGTAAAAAGTTAAATTAAGAGGTGGGAACTGTCTTAAAGTCGGAAATACTTCTTGAACACCCTGATAATGACCAACTGCTTGTGTTGTCAAAAAAGATGTGCCAGGAATCTCAGCTTGAGTGCATAATAAATTCATCTTTTGCATGAAATCAGCACCATTTGCTCTTCTAGATCCAGATGCTGTCTGATTAAACCACTTATCATAATTTCCAAAACTAAACGATACTTGATAAAAGGTATCTAAAGATACACGAGACACAGGATCCCGAATATCAAGCATATTTTTTGGTTTAAGTTCTGATTCTTTTGGGAACGACACGATAAATAAACTAGGGTTATAGTACTATGTATGAGTTATAAAGGAATATATAAACCTTCCAATCCTAAAAAATATAAAGGCGATCAACATAATATTATTTATAGGTCTTTATGGGAGAGAAAATTCATGAATTACTGCGATTTAAATGAAAATGTGCTTGAATGGGCATCTGAGGAATTTTGGATTCCCTATAAAGATCCAACATCCAATCGTGTTCGTAGATATTTTCCTGATTTCTTTATTAAATATAAGGATAAGACTGGTAGTATTCGTAGATCAGTGATTGAGGTCAAACCAATGAGAGAAACTCTTGAACCAAAAGTAACTAAGGGTAAATCAAGAAAAACATTGATAAATGAGTCAATGACATATCTAAAGAATCAAGCAAAATGGAAAGCTGCAAGAGAATTTTGTGATGATCGTAGATTAGAATTCAAAATCATGACTGAAAAAGAATTAGGAATCCGATGAGTATTCTTCAAAACATATTAGATAAAGTTGGTGGTCAAGTCAATGAAGACTTCTTTCGTCAACAATTAATACAAGAATTAGGATCAACAAATTTTGATGATGACGCTGCAGATACAGGTGGATTCACTCCTGGCCAATTATATTTTTTTACATATCAAGCACAAACAAAACAACCATATTATGACATGTATCCTCTCTCATATGTGATTGAATATCAGACAGGTGGATTCTTAGGATGCAATCTTCACTATCTTCGTTTGACTCAAAGAGAAGAACTTGCAATAAGCTTACTAAATAACTCTGCTCAAGGTGCGATTGCAGCACCTCGCAGAACTCTACATAAATATCTTTATAGTGGAGTTAGAGGACAACCATATCGAATTCCAGAAACTGAGTGGTCGGATGTAGCACAATTACCGACTGAAAAATTCATTAATATGAGAGGAATTAGTGTTCCAAGAAGTCGAATTTACAACACAAATTAATGACATTTAGCAAAGAATATACAGATGTGACTGGTTTCACAGCAACAGATAGATTATCTTTTGCTATAGATAATAGTCAGTTAACAGGAATTTTTAATAATCAAGAAATACAAGATCCATATGGTTCATTTGCAACACTTGCCACACAATCAGATGAAGCTCTGAATGCTTTTAATATTGCAGTATATGGACAAGATGGAGTTGTAGATGAGATTTTACTTGCAAGTAATGAAGAATTAATATCATATTTTAACACAACAAAAAAGAAAGAAACTAATAAACAAATTATTAATGCTAGTTCACCTTCATCAGTTGCAACAATAAAAAATTACGCTAGACCAAAAGGAATTTACAGTCCAACAATGTTGGCATATCCTTATGATATTGATTTAGATCAAGATCATTTAAAAATTAGTCAATATGAATATAAAAGGCCTGATGTTGGAGGTAATCCAAACCGTTCAAAAGCTATTCAAGCTAGTAAGCCAAATAATGCTGGAGGTAATAATAGTGTATCTGAAAAGGGAAAACCATATGGAAAATATACAGGTGGCGTAATTTTACCAATGCCTAAAGTTAGTGATTCAAACGGTGCAGAGTGGGGAAAAAGTGATTTAAGTGTATTTGGTTTAGGATTGGCATCTGTATTAGGAACTGGTGCAGATGCGTTAACTGGTTCAAACATTAGTCAATTATTAAATAAAGTTAACCCAAGTGAGGAAGAAGGTGATACAACTAATGCTAGTATTCTTGCAGGGGAGGGAAATCCCGATCAACTTCAAAATTTAAGAAAAGCCCTTGGGGCGGGGTTGGGAAATATTGCGGATACTGGTAGAGCTACTTTAGGAGTTGCAGCAGAACAGGTTGGAAGAGCAGCAGGTATTGATTTATCTGCTGATGAATTTCTTGCAAGAAGTACTGGAAGAATTTTAAATCCGAATGCTGAACTATTATTTCAAGGGCCTGTTCTAAGAGATTTTGCATTTAAATTTTTGTTGATTGCAAGAAGTCCAGAAGAAGGTGAAGTAATCAGAAAGATAATTAAATTTTTTAAAACAGGAGCAGCACCAATATTCCAAACCTCTGCTTTACTACAAACTCCAAACATATTTAAACTTGAATATAAAAGAGGAACCACACTATTACCAACAGTGAATCAATTCAATGAAATGGCATTGAGAACAATCACTGTCGATTATGCACCCGATGGTTTCTGGTCTGCATATCAGGATTCACAACCAGTTGCAGTGGTAATGAACTTGCAATTTAGTGAATTAAAACCAATATATAAATCAGATCAAGACGGTACTGGAGACTCATCAGTAGGATACTAAAATGACATATTCATCTTCAAGAAAGGGTTCAAAAAAATCCTACTTCAGACAATTACCAAACTTAGATTACCCATCTCTTGCAAATGATCGTACTTCTGCGTATGATTACAACAAAGTTAAAAATATATTTAAAAGAGCAGTATTGCGTGAGGATGTTTTTGATTCATATACTCAATTTGAAAAATACCTCGTTGAAGGTGATGATCGACCAGACAGTGTAGCAAGTAAAGTTTATGGAGATCCATCTTTAGATTGGGTTGTATTGACCACAAATAATATTATTAATATTAGAGATGAATGGCCAATGTCTCAACAAGATTTAAACAATTATCTTGAGAATAAATATACATCACAAGAATTATCATATGTTCATCACTACGAAACTTTAAAAATTTTAGATTCATTTGGAAGTTTGATTCAACCCGAAGGAATTGAAGTTCAAGAAGGACATTCAATCACTTTTCTTGATAATGGAGTTTCAAAAACAGAATCAAAAACTAAATCATTTACCTACTTAGAATATGAACTTGATTTAAACGAAGAGAAAAGAGAAATTGATATATTGCAACCAGAGTATGTAGAGGTATTTTTAAGAGATATCGGAAACATTATGGAATATAAACCATCAAATCAATTTGTAACTGGAAAACTCAAAAAAACAGAAAATCCAAGAATAATTTCCCCATAAAAAAAGAGGTCGTTTTGAGCGACCTCTGGCGTAAAAATGGCCCCGAATTTTTTTCGGGGTATTTTCTAATTTTCAGCTAGTTTTGCAAAATAGCTAAGTGCATCTTCTT